ATTCTACCTCAACCTTTGCATTAATTATCCACTTATATCCAGTGTCTATACCCTTTGATCTGCCCATCTTTGAGCCAGCCAAGAAGTTCTTTTTGTACGCAACAGGCTTATTTAGATATGCCAATAGACCACTTGATCTTAAAAATGCCTGGGTAAAATATGTTCTCATGAACTCATCAAAGACTCTTTCAAAAGATCCTTCAACTTCATCTCCGCCAGGCTCTCTTATTGTAATTGCTTTTCTAACAAAAATCTCTCTACCAGCCTCTTTAAACTTTAATGCTCCATTACCCTTTGGCTTGATTATGACTGGAATACCTTTTTCCATAATCTTTGCTTTGTTGTAAAAAGGAACAGTCATGTCTTCTTTAACTGTACTTGATTGTCTAAATGTTGAATTAATAGATAGGCCAAGATTACTAACAGTATAGTTTAAATTAAATAGTCTTGAGCTTGGGCTACCAGTCTTGTACCACTCATAAACATGGTGCAGGCTTCTGCTGTTTGCTCTTGCCTCGGAATCAATATACTGCCCTAGAGCAAAGATAACACCTTTACCAAGATTATTTAAAAACTCTTTTTTACCACGATTAATGCCATCAAGAAAACCAAAAGAATAGTTTGCAATGTTTGTTAATTGTTTTTCAAATGCCTTTGTGTCTATTCTGACTAACATTAGTCACCAACTGTCTGATTCTCTGTTCTGCGCCAGAGCATTTTGTAGTATTCTATTTCTCCAAATGGTCCAATAAATGGCTCTACCGTTCCAACTTCGTAGATAGTTCCTCTACCGCTTCTAGGTCCAGCAGTTTCTCTATACAAGGTTATGTCTGAAGCACTGCGGATATTTGTAATTAATATATTGCTTATTGCATTATCAGTCATATTAGATGAAACTCTTATATCTGATTTTGATCTGGCAACAAGCTTGCCATCGTACTGTAAAAATACATCTGGCTTTAGTTCAACATCTCCTGCACCACCTAATGATGTTGCGTTGCACACAATAGTTCTATCAAAAACCCACTCTTTGTTTGCTTGTCCATAACTATTTTGAGTAATTATTGGATAGTAAACATCTGCCTTCATTGGGTAGATAAAGTCTGTTGCTTCGCAATCTATCATTACAAAACTCCAGGTGTGCCAAAGTTTGTAATATACTTTTCTAGGATTCTGTCTACTAAAATATTGCCAGTGCCGTCTAGGGCAGACTTGTCAATTTTAATCTTATATTGATCTGTAGAATAGTCAAGAATATATCTCTTGTGATATTCCATCTTTCCACATTTGATATCATCAATAAGCATTGTTATTGCATCTTGAATGTCATATGGAACTACTTTATACCCTGTTTCAAGTGAGAATAAGTAGTTAAAAGTTACTGGAAATGTTACACCTGGGGCTACGGCTAGTGTTACTGGGCTATCTTCTGTGTCATAAAGATAAAGTGAATCGGACTCTCCAAGTGGCACACCCTTTGGTGTTCCAACTGCTCTAACATATGAATCAGTCATTTGCTGATTCCACTCTTTAATAATTGCTGTCTTGTCTTTTGTTAATAGATAGTTCCACTCAAACAACGCTGCAGGATCTTGTGTTGCATCCCAAACAAGTTCGTTATTTTCATAGGCTTTGGCAATCTTATAGACTCTATCCCATACACCAAGGTAATCTGTTCCATTGCCATTTGTTTCATACCATGATCTTTCATAGTAGAATCCACCTGGAACTATAGAATCAATAATTGCTCTTGCAAGTCCTTCTAACTGTGTATACTGTGTTATTTCTGTTGCTGTTCCAGATCCATTAGTTCTTGCTAATGTTGTAGGATTAACATATGGACGTGCAACTTCTAAATTATCTTCAACAACAATATCACCAGGAAGACCGTCTACATCTTCGTATATTGCTAAGTAGTACGACTCATCGTATGAGTTAAACTGATCTGGCAATGTGTACTCTAGTTTTGATCCAGAAGTGGACACAATACTTTCTGTAACATCATTTACATTTCTTGTGCTTTCATTAATAACAAGAATGTAGTCAGTATTTGGCAAAGGAACATCATAAGAGATGGTTAATGGATATGGTGGTAAACGTAGAATCTGCATTAAATCTTACCGTAGTGTCTGGCTACTTCTTTAGGCGATGCTTCACGAACTGCCTTATGAGCTAGCCACTTAACGGATGCCTCCTTTGTGACGATATTATATCCCTTTTCAAGGGCACCCACACCATTCCAATGAAGATTACGCTCTGAATACAGAGCCATCTTTTCTGCTGGAATCTCTAGCGCTTCTTCTTTTTCTGCTTTTGTTTGTTTTGTTTCTTTTACTTCTTCTATGTCTTTTCTTGGTACAAAGGGCAGGATAGCTTCTAGCATTTCTTCTTTTGTACTTGTTCCATATAAATCAATGTTATGCTTTTTTGCATAGGCTTTTAGTTGTGGTACCGTCTTTTTTGTAAATTTTTCTACTGCTTCTGCTGTTGTTGTCATAATATCCTCCACTGCTATTATATCAGAGATAAATTATCTTCTACTACCTCTTAATGTTTGTGGCCTTCTAACACCACTTGGTGTTCCAGAAATTGTTATATTCTCACCAAATATTGGTGTTGGTATATTTCCTAAAACATTATTCTGTGTAATCATTCCATTTGGACCCATTATGATTGCTCCACCTACCCCGCCAACTGCAATAGCACCATCACCGTCATGCTGGTGTGGAACTGTTGGACTTCCTGGATAAGACATAATCTCCCTTAATTGATAAAGGAGGACAGTTTGACCTGTCCTCCCTATCGTTTAGTTTTTACAAACTATTATGCAGTAGGATCAACTGCTGCGTCTGCGTAAGCAACCGCATCAAGTTCTTCCCACTGTAGACCAAAGCGGACGAATACTGTGTATTCAATTGTATCCTTCTTTGGCTTGTATTCACGGTTTACAGTGATATCTCTCTGGAATCCCCAAATACGGTTAGCAGGGAATGTCAAGTCGACATAATCTGCTGGGTAGTAAGGGACTTCCTGCACATCAATTCCAAGAACACGTGTTGTACGTGCTCCGCCGAATGTCTGAGCCTGTCCATCAAGGTATGCCTGGCGGTTACGCTCTGTACCACCAGTTTTTGGAGCAAATGCTTCTGCAATTGCATCAGCAAGTGTACCGTTGTTCTTTACGATACCCTGGAATGCATCTGTACCAGCATAGAACTTTAGGTTCTGCTTGATAGCACGATACTTACGTGGCATTGCAAGGATGATATCCTGCATTACGTCAGTTGTCCAGTTGTTATCTGTAACGGTGACTAGTGCTTCGTGAGCATCGCCATCGTTTTCTACCTTGTGTACGAAACCTTCCATGATTGAAAGGAAGTTACCAGTTGAACCATCACCATTAATAGCAAGGTCTTCGATATCGTTAGCAAATGCGTTTGTCATCAAGCGAACTAGATGATCTTCAAGCGCTCCGCCTTCAATATTATCTTCAAGTGCTTCTGTAGATACTTCCCAATCAAGACGAATCTTCTTGGTTGTTAGCTCTACCTTAGTAAATGTAGCACCTGCGTTTGTGTAATCATTGCTTGCCTGTGCAGCAGCACGGATTACACGCTCACCAACGTTAACTTTTTCAAGTTCCATGGTGTTTGCTCGCATTGTAACTCTACGACCATCTTTGGCGAGAACTGTTGCATCCCACACATAGTCGATGAAGCGACGAGCCTGTTCTGGAAGTAGAATACCTCCAGGAGTACCTGTTGGATTTACTGCGTTAGGACCTGTGGATACACCAAAGTTCGCTGTTGCAATATTTCCGAGGTTTGCTCCAATATCTGATGATGATGGGCTTGTTGCTGTTGCTCCACCAATATCACCAGATGCGAAAGCACCATCACCTGCGTGTTGGTGGCTTACGGTTGGAGAACCTGGGTAGTTCTTTACGATTTCTTGTTCCGACATATTGTTCACCTCCTAGTGAATAGTACTTATTGGAATAAGTCGGCTGTTTTGAGGAAACGACCGCCCCATAGGGATTTTTGAGTCTTCGTTTCTGAAAACTCCTGTACGATCTCGCCTAGATCGCCAGACTTGCGGAAAGCGGTGTCTTTTTCGACCATATCTACTCGCTTGCCAAACTCATTAAAAGAACCCTTGACTTCTTTTACCTCATTTGATACAGACTTAACTTCACCTGTAACGGCTTCAAGGGACTTTGTAATTGCTTCAACAGTTGTCTGCATAGACTTTACTGTTTCTGCTAGATTGCTCAAGGCATTAGTTAGATTTTCATTGATTGAAGAAACTGCCTTGGCAACTTCCTCTGTTGCGTTAACAACAGCATCAACTGAATCATTTGCTTCTTCAACAACAGGTGCTTCTTCAGCCTCTGGTGCTGCTTCTGCTGCTGGCTCTGTAGCAGGTGTATCCTCTGCAGGAACTTCTGCTGGAGCCTCTTCTACAGCAACCGCTGCAGCCTCTGGAGCAACCTCAACATTTTCAACCAACTCTACTGTCTCTGCACCTTGTGCTTCAACGATTGTTGTTTCTTCTGTCATAGGATTTTCCTCCTCTGTCATCTTAATTGTTCTAATGCCTTTTGCACTATCAACTAAGAACTTTATTTTTTCAGTATCTTCTGAATCTGATTTTTCAACAAAGCCAATATTCTTCATAGGCTTTCCAGAAGTTGGGCTATCTGCTGAATCATCTTCTGACATTAAAACAATGTCATTTTCTGAATCCCAGAATACATTTCTAACTTCTGTTTTTGAAAGGTATCCGCTAACTGTATTTTTACCGTCTACTTTTTCAATAGAGATAACATTAGCGAATTGATTTGCTGGATTATCAACAAGTGACAATTCAAACAACTCATACTCTTTAATTATACGCACTGATTTGTCAAGTTTTTCATCAAATGTATCATCTGACTTTGTGATGTTTCCACCAATTGAAAAACCAGTTAGAGTGCCGTCAAGAACCTTTTCCCAGGTATCCTGTGCTCCTCTTGAAACATATGCCGAAACATATACTCCGCTATAAAACTTCTTTGACTGAGGTTCAAAATAGCGATCCTCTTTAAACGAAACAAT